GAAACAGACTTTATTATCGTAGGAGGAGCATCATCTATGGGTAAGACTAGTTTTGCTCTAGCTCTCGCCTACAACGCTGCTAAGTATACTGAGACGCCTACTGTTATATTCTCCTATGAAATGTCAGCTATACAGCTAATAAGAAGATTAGCTTCTATGGAATCAGGTATTAGTAATAGATATATTACAAATGGAACTCTAGATGATACGGAGTTACGTAAAATACACGATACAATAACAACTATAGAATCTTTACCATTGACTATTGATGAAGGTAATATAACTTCATTAGGATATCTAACACATAGGATTAAAGATTATGTAAAGAATCATGGTGCTAAGCTTGTAATGGTAGACTATCTTCAACTGGTTAGTGCTAAGTCTGGTGCTGGGAGTAGAGAACAGGAGGTTAGTCAAGTCGCTAGAAGTCTTAAGAATTTAGCTAAAGAGTTAGGCATCACTATTATAGCATTAAGTCAACTTAATAGAGGTGTTGGTAATCGTAACAACAGTAAACCTACATTATCTGATCTTAGAGAGTCAGGTGAGATAGAGCAAGCTGCTGATGTAGTTATGCTTATATATCGTCCAGAGTATTATGGTATAGAGTTTAATGATGACGGTGAGAAAAGTCAGGGAACTGCTAACATAATATTTGCTAAAGGTAGAAATATTGGTGTCGGGGAGGTGACTCTAACTTTTAAAAGTGAAATAACTAAATTTGTAGATTATGAGAAAGTATAAGTTAATAGGTAAGTACCCAATGATAGCAGTGACGCTAGTCGCTGTTCTTGTTTTTGTGCTAGGGCCTATCTTATTTTCCTTGATTGTTGCAGCGTTTATAATACTTCCAATGTATTTAGCTGTTCGATTATTTGGAGATAAGGAATAATTATGTATCTTTGCTCTCTAAATGGGACGAGATAAAACTAATAAATCAACAATACCAGAGATTGTAAAAGAGATTGCACATGATCTAGGTATTGATAAGAAACTTGTCAGACAGGTATTAATCTTAACTTTTAAAGAGATAGCATTAACTTTAATATTAAGAGGACGACCTGTGATGATAAGAAGATTCGCAAAGTTCGTAGTTGCTATCGCAGCAGCACGAAAAATTAAACAAGCAAAAGAAAAAACTAAAGAACAATGAATTTAAAAGATTTATCAAAAGAACTACCATTTAAGTGGCGAGTACAGTCCACGAAATATGGTAAGACAACCTGTGTGGCTTATATAGACGCTAGGGATTGTATGGATATATTAGATGAAGTCGTAGGTCCAGCAAACTGGCAAAATATATTTTATGAAGCAAATGGCTTGCTTTTCTGTAAGGTAGGTGTGTTTACAGGCAAAGAATGGGTGTGGAAATCAGACACAGGATCAGAATCTAAAGTAGAGAAAGATAAAGGTCATGTATCAGATGCATTTAAACGCGCATGTGTAGAGTGGGGTATAGGTAGATTCTTATACAGATTAGAGATACAAACTCTTACAACAAAACAATACAAGGGTAAAGAGTACCCATACGCTCCAGAGAAAGATAAGATAATCTTTGACGGAGTAACATTAACTAAGTACATTAACTGGAAAATCAAAAACAATAAATAATGAGTATATTACCGTTTAATTTAAACACTAGTACAGAAACTAGAGCAAAAGGAGAAAAAGTAGAATACATATCTCCAGGAGCATATGAATGTGAGGTTACCTCAATGGGAACTTCTGATCAAAATGAGGACTACAAAGGATCTCCTTATATAGACTTCAACATCAAGAGTCTTGGTAAGGTAGGTAGATGTAGGTTCTGGGCTGTTAAACAAACCGACAAACCTTCAACACAAGAATGGAAGACTAAGCAAATCAAAGACTTCTTAGTGAATGCGGGAGTTAGAGACTTTAGTGATGACAGTAAAGCTATGAATGATGCTATAGGTAAATCTCTTATGGTTACATTTATATCAGAAGAGTACATAGGTGTTAATAGAGAAACACAAGAACCTGTTATTAGAACGTCTACAAAGTACAGATGGTCTGCTAAAGCTGGTGCTAACTGTACATACAATGATGATATGAATCAAGAGCTAGCGTCAGATAAAATGGCAGAATTTAGCAAAAAGCATTCTGATTGGTCAGCAGCTAATAAGTCTATGACTTCTAGTATTGACGATGAAAGCATGCCTTTCTAACACTGTTATAATTTTAGTATATTTGCAAAATGAATAAAGTTTTTATAGCTGACAATGTACCTTCTTCAAAGAACGGTAAGAGATGGACAGGTAAGTATCTGATTCACTCTAAGACAGTTATGAATTACATTAAAAATACTAAAAGCGACTGGGTGAGTAATAGGGCTCTCTTCGAAAGCCTTATAAAAAATAAGCAAGCTCCCTATGAAATTAAGTTTACATTCATAAGGAACAGTAGGAGAAAGTTCGATTACATCAACCCATGTCAGACAGTTCAAGATTTAATGGTTAAATATGATTATATTCAAGATGATAATTGTGATTGTATTATCCCTAGTTTTGGGAGGTACAGCTACGACAAAGAAAAAGCAGGAGTAATAATAGAAGTATTATGACGAAAAGCTTAGAAGTGTTTATTGCGGAGTATTGCGATAACGTAAATATCAGTGTATGGCAATTAAGGTCTAAGAGTAGAAAAAGAACTCTAGTTGAAAAGAGAATGATCTTAGCTTATATTCTCAGAAAGAAAGTAGGAATGACATTTAAAGACATAGCGACTTGTTTAAATAGAACACATGCTTCAGTCATTCATTATATAAAGATAACAGAAAGATTTATTTCAGTTTATCCACATATAGAAAGACTTTATGAAGAGACTAATGAGTTATACCTTAAGTATAAGGGCATATTAATTGGAACGCCTAGCTCTACAGTTGAAAAAGAAACAAAACTAATTGAAATATTATTAGAAAAGAATGACAAATTAAAAACAAAAATAATTAAACTAGAAAAAGAATTGTATGACGACAAAAGCTAAAAAAGTAAAAATCAGCATTATGGGTGAAGAATTTAAAGTTGACACTAAAGTAAATGATGCATTGAAAGCACTATCAGAAGCGTTACACGCTCACGAGGTAGCTTTATTAACTTGGGTGCATAAAGATTATAATGCTACTGAGAAGGTAGATATAAAAGGATTTAGAGAAAGTCTATTTGATTATTGCCTTAAGATTCCAGAAGCTGGTATCATCTTAACTAGAATGAAAGAGATGGATGAGCAATTTGAAAAAGAACAAGCAGAGAAGGAAAATAGTACAGATAAAAAAGAGGAAGAAACGGGAGCAAAAGAATAGTAACTACTTTTGTAGAACTTTCTCTTTTTGTTTGCATTGGGGGCTCTCTTAATCGAGGGCCCTTATGCTTAATACACAAACAATGAAATTAATAAAAGACAATCAACTCACACACGACTGCTACTACCAGGATACTGAATATGTATCCAACAGTATGCTTAGTAACCTCACTGGTAAATCACCAGAATACTTTAGGTTTGCAATGGATAATCCACAGCCTTCAACACCAGCAATGAAATTTGGATCAGCATTGCATATGAACGTACTACAACCAGAAGAGTTCAATGAAAGGTATGCAGTATCACCTAAGTTTGATAAACGAACTAAACAAGGGAAAATAGACGCAGCAGAATTTGTTAAGGCAAATATGTTTAAGACTGTAATAACAGAACAAGAATATCATCTTGTAGAGCAAATGACTGATAAGCTAATGAGAGATCCTGATGCTAAAGCTTTATTGACTAACGGAGATAAGGAGCAGATAATAGCTTGGGAAAATGAAGAGTACGGAGTTAAGTGCAGAGGTATGCTAGATGTGTTTAATAGAGATGCTAATATAATAGTAGACCTTAAGACAACACAAGATAGCTCATACAATGGATTTGCAAGCTCTGTAAGGAAGTTTAAGTACTATAAGCAAGCAGCATTCTATATGGACGCTGTAAGGGCAGACGAGTTCTATATAGTAGCTATAGAAAAGAGTCCACCATTTAGTATAAATATTATACAACTTGGTGATGACTTATTAGATAAAGGTAGAGAACTTTATAACAGAGACTTAGAAGTATATAAGTACTGTATGGAGAACGACTACTGGCCAGGAGAAGGGTTTGACTATCTAGACAAGAAGTCAGAAAGGAGTATACATATAATGAGTGAAGATATATTATGAAAAATTCAGTGGTATTTGAAGGAGGTATTGATAAAGTTAGTACATTAGCAGACGGGAGCCTACGTATTTACGTGGGTACGCCCGAGCTTCCTAGTGAAACAATGGTTAATGTATTTAGCCTAATCAAGAAGCCTGGTTATGTATTAATATCAACAAACACTATCAATCAAGATCAGATAGATGCAGTTGAAAAAGCAACATCTAACGCAGAGTTTAGCGAAAAGACACCTAGTCAGAGAATGAGAGGCGTTATGTATAAGCTCTGGGAAAAAACACAACCTAAAACCTTAAATGGTGATACAGGTGTAATGGAGTATGTAGAATTTGATTTATTCTATAAGAGACAAATGAATAAAATAATTGATCACTTTAAAACAAAACTAGACTAATGCCTAAAAAAGAAAAAATATATTGTCCAGATACTGTTGGTAGTTTTAGAATGATGTTTGGTTTTAAACAACCATCAAACTATTATAAAAATAAATGGAAATCAATAGCTAAGGTGAGAGTCACCGAAGCATCACTTAGACAAAAAAGTAGATATGACGAAGCTCTCACATAATTCTTTATACTTCGAGGAAGGAAGAAATGGATCTATAACTAAGACTATAGATAATAGAATACCTAGTTATTATGTAGGTAGATATCATGGCTATGAAGCTAGGAAGGTAGTAGAGGACTTTGAACTTTCCTATAATTGTGCAACCGCAGTCACATATCTCTTACGTTCAAATAGGAAGCATGACACACCTGTTGCTTGTATTACTAAAGCAATAGCTCATCTAGAATTTGAATTAGAGAAACTAAAGTTGGTATGAAATACCCTAAAATTAATTAAAAAATATATAGGGTAAGACCTAAAAGCATT